AAGGGGATGCTGATACAGGCAGAGCCAAAGGTCGATCGCATTGTTGATGGCCTAATGACAAAGCCACCGCACAAAAATGCGCCTAGCTGGGTCAAGGCTAAGGGATCTATTAATCTGGAGCAGTTCGGCAAGTGGTATGCCAAGTTTAAAGAGGAGAATCCCAATAACGACTGGGTTAACTTCTACATACAGGAGCCTTATCTTCAAGCCAAGATGTCCATTAATCTTGTGGAGTTTACAGCGTGGATGGCTGAGTTTGTTAAAGCCAACCCATCAAAGGAGTGGGTTAACTTTGACGTTAAAGAAGGTGAAAAGGGTGGCTTCTATGCACAGTTGGATACTTGGGAGCCTGAGAAGAAGGACGACAATTCTAAGCCCAGCGAAGAACCAAAGAGTGACTCGATGCCAGAGTGGATGAAAGGTTAAGTTTTATTCCCAGTACGTGAGTAGCTCCGCATACTGGGACTTTTGCCCCGCTACTTCCCAGGAGTGCGGGGCTTTTTTAGGAGATTCAAATGACAGAGCAAACCGAATACTTGTATTACCGTGACCTGTTTAACATTTTTAAGGTGGGTCAAGTGCCAAAGCTGATTCGCATTCTGGATGAGCAAAGCATTAATTACTTCAAGGATGCTGAAGGAAAACCCTTTACAACAAGGGCCGCTATTGATGGTGCGCTAGAGAAGTCTGCTGGTTAAATAGGGTGCCGCGATTCTGTCTACCGGAACGCGGCCAACCGGCCAACAGGCAAGAGAATGCCTTAGACTGCATCATCTTAACAGTCACCATGCTCTTTTATGTACTGTTTTTCGTATCGGCAGTCTTGATAACCCTGCATATACGCATCAGATGTACATAGATTTGAGCGATTCTTCATGCAATCAGACCAACCATGCTTGTAATCACGCTCGATCATGTCGAGATAATCATTCATGTAGAACTCGCACGATCCTAGTTCTGGCTTCTGATCTACTTCATTGACTACCTTGATGTCTCTTAACATCTGAAGCGACTGCTCCAGCGAATCCATCGGTAGCTCTTTTGGCGCTTTAAACTTCATAGTGGTGCAGCCTCTCGCATACGTCCTCAAAGTTAATGATGCTGTAACCGTTCCATGTACAGCTAATCACGTCAATGTACTCCTCGCGGAATACCGTAACCTGGCCCCATGCCTCATCGGTGTAGACCTCTTGCCGCGTGTTCATCTCTGCTTCGATCTCATCGAGATCAACGATCAATGACGCGACACCTGTAGCTCTATCGTAGTCATCTATCTGTGCGCCCATGAAATCGTCAGCGTCGTCATGTACTAGTGCCACGATGTTAATCAGTGCTTTATCTCTGGGTAGGTTCATCGCCCTGCCTCCGTTTTATGTAGTCCGTTATGGTCTCGTAGTGAGGGCCGGACTTGTAGCATCCGGCGATCTCTTCAGCAAACTTGTTTAACCCTTCAACTGTGGGCCGCTCATCATCGAACTTGCACTTGTTGAAGTAGATTTGCAACAGCGTTTCGGGGTACAGCCTTTCCATAAAGTCGTCCTCCCCTTCCTCATTTGTAGAGGTTATGAACAATATTGTATTGGGGTTTGTAAGCCTTGATTAGCTTCTCTTCCCAGTGTCTAAGGCGTAGCTGCCTACACGACATGATGCGTATATGCGTGAAATGCTTATCCTTCAGGTGTTGCGCCATCCTCGCATAAGGATTCTTAGACTGCCCGACATAGACCACTACGTCGTCACGAAACAGAAGATAGATCGACGGCCTTGCTAGGTCTGTCACCCTTACTTCCTTGCGATGGCGACGGGTAGTCTCCGAGGGAGGCCACATCTTGCTGAGATTCTCTCGACAGATGCGACGGCGAGCCATTTTTGCGTCCTCTCCAATAGGACGTGGAGGAGGAAAATAGGTGCGGAATAAATTGTTTCCATGCTCTCCGCTAACAAGAAAAGAGCCGCCGTAAGCATCGCTATAAACTAAACTCATAACTTCTCCCCGATCTCTTTCTTCAGCCAGGCAATGTTGTTCTTTATTTCGATCTCGGTTCGCGCCATTTCATCGGTTTTATTTGGCACCCTTGACACTAAACTCGCCGATCGCTCCAGTAGTTCGATGGCCTCGCGAACGTGCTGGTTAGTCACCGCCTCTCTGTGCCTGTAGATATCAGGAAAGATCTGACGTGCAAGCTCCTGAATGCTGCTCGCTGTAGCTGAGTCGTATCGAGAGTCTGAGCGCAGATGGTCAATTAGCACCTCGATCTCAGCCTTGGTTAACTCAGGACACGCGGCAGATACATACTTAAAATCCCAACTCATATTGTTACCCTCTTTTGTTGATGTTTGTAAAAGTTTACAGAAGTTATTGATTCTGTTCCAGCTTTTCCTTTTTCATTTCAGCGACAATTAACCAAGCATCATCAAAATCAAACATCGCAGTGCCATTGCGCCGTTGTTGCATTCGTCGCCGTCTGAATTCATCCCAATTCAAACGTGACGCATAAATTTCTTGATACAGCGTATCCCATTCGCAAACCGCTTGACCCATCTTGCTCATTTATTTTTCTCCTGTTCGATTACCTTTGCGATCTCATCATCTGACATACCGATGTCGATTGCTGACCAGATAAAGCCGACCTCATCCCATTGGTTAATCAAGTGATGCTCGACCAGCATTAAAAGATGCTCGCCGACATCGCCCCGTGCGTACCACTCTGGCTCCATCACTCCACCCTCCAGACCACCACACCCTCAGCAGTCGTTTGTGATTTGACCTTGTGGCCCAATGTGGTAGCCGCTGTGCGTAGACTTCGGGCCGCATTGCTTCGCGCTGTCTCGCCTTTTAGGAGTACGCCAGGGCCGTTTACCTCCATGCCCTGGGCGATCTCTTTCCAGCGTCCTAACTTGCCGACCTTTTCGGGGATCGGTACACCCGTCTCTACTTCTACTGACATTGATTACACCTCCCATGTTTTGGTTACGTCTTCTAGACTCTCATCCCATAGCCACACCTCGAGACTGCCGCCGTTCAAATCGCACAGCGAATGATCTCCGGCACGTTCTGCTTCTTTGTAGCTGGGGTATTCAGGTTCTGACGTGAACATCTCGCCGCCATCGCGATCGATGACAGTAAAGCCGAATAGCTCCGGCCTGCACTCATCGGCTAACTCTTCAGCCTCTTCTACGCATACGCCGCACATAAAGCCGGTCTTTTCGCCATCGTCAGCGGGAATACGGTTCACGTACAAACCAGAACCCCACGCAACGCTCTCATCGCAGTAGATGCACTGCTCCCCTACGTTAATCATGATTAAAGACCTCCGTTGATAGCTTCTAGGCTGAATAGGCCCAAGAGTCCGCCAGTAAGGAACGCGAAGGCCCCCAGCCATTGGAAGTTGAGCGCCAACATAGCGCCGGTTAGTAAAAGGGCCGCCGTAATAGCGGCCAGAATGATGTCTGCTTTACTCATGCGTTCACCTCCCGCGCTTCGATGATTGCCTCTGCTTCGCCTTCTAGGTCGTAACTCATGCCTACAAAGCCGCCCCCAAAATCTTTGCCGGTGTACTTTCTGAAGCCCAGAGAGTTCGCAATCTTTCGCGCCTTCTCATAGTCTGCGGTTAAGTCACCAATGGTCAGATATTGTGAGTTACGCTCAGGCAAGAACGCCATGTAATGGATGACGTAACGAGGGTTGCCGTTCACGTCGTTATTGACGCGGAAGAAGTCATATCCCAGCTTCTCCGCTGTGCTGTGGTCTAGATGACATTTGTTCATTGTTTAGTCTCTCTCTGTTTGTTGGTTGATGGTGCAAAGCGCACCCGAAAAGCCACCCGAAGATGGCCAGTCGGCTAGGCTTTATCACTTACCATTGACTAACTCGCAACCAAACTCGTCATATCCATACAGCTTGTAGTAGGCAAGCGCTTCCTCTTTCTCTTCACTTGAAAGGCCCCATGAACCATCTGGGCCGTCACCTTCCCAATCACCTAACGCCTCACTGAATGTCATGCCGTACTTATTCGCATACCAAATGGTTTCTTGAACTACGCGTTTAATAAAATCGCTCATTGTTTAACCCTCTTTTAGTTGATGATTGCGACACCGCCACCGGACATATAGCCGATAACCTTACGCCGTCCTGCGGTGTCTGCTGTCCAGTCCATGAACTCGCCGTCCTTCAGGCATAGCGCATGGCCTCGAACACCGATGATGTAAGTCCCTGTCGGGCACTCCTTGCGGACTCGGTTGATAGTTAAGCCGTCAAATTGATGTGTGAATTTAACCTCCCGACCTGCCTTTTTGCCTGCGGCCTCTACTGCCTCTTTGAAGCAGTACCATTTTGGGCCCTTGCGGTGTGGCCTGCCGTGCTTCTTCATCAGTCGGTGGGCCTTGCCAGCGCTCCAATTAAACGCGCAAGCGATAGCGACGACGGTGCAAAAATTATGCTCTTTGTAGTCGCGTTGCATTACTTCCTTAACTTGCTCGAAACTCTGCATTGTTTAACGTCCTCTTTTGGTTGTTTAGGTTGTCCACTGAAGCACCCCGCAAGATGCTTCGATTGACCTCCTTACTTAATCCAATTAAAACGGCTCATGTCGATTCCTAAGCCGTTCAAAATGTCTAGCTCTTCGCGTATCCAGCGAGCGTTCATTTCGCGAATATCTCCGGCCAATTCGTACTCAGGTGAGCCGTATTCGGCGTTCATGCGAGTCTGATTTGCTTCGCAGTAGTTGGCGTAAAAAGTCATTAGGTTTCCGATGCGTGTGTTAATTGCTGTCATGGTGTCGTTTCCCTTTTGTTGGTTTAGTTGTAAGCACTCAGCGAATGCCTACAAGTAAACCCCTAAACGGTAGAACCTCTGGCGCGTTTGACTCTGGGATTGTCTGCCCCATATAAGCCAAAGTAATCAGTGACGCGGGATTGTCTGCCCCGTAATGCGTCGCGGTATTACCGTCTAGGCGTTTGCTGTCAGTACTGCGTCCGTGCGTCTCACTAGTTCCCATCCTCGCACCTATACCGTTTGTCGAATGACCAAGATACCTTGGTAGATATAGGCTCGGCTTAGATGGTCTCGAACGTCGATCCTCTGCCTGAACTCTGACCCAATGATTACCCGTCCATTGGTGACGTTGGCTGTTTAAGCTACTCAGTGATCCTCTGCGGGTATCCGCTCGGGGCTTTTCGCGCCGGTTGAGTTCATTATGGATAGATGGTGGATAGATGGAAGAGAATGTGACAAAACTTTTTTATTATTTTTGAAATGTGACATTTTGAGCTGAGGATTCTTTTGGGGTATTGGTGTCCAGCTCGTGGGTCTATAGCTCATGGGTCTATGGGGGTACTTCATCCACCCACACTCTCCGCATTTCTCACCGCATCTATTGGCATACACCGTGCCACAATCTTTTGGCATACCGAGTGCCAATTGTTGGGATTTTTTCGGGGCGGGGGGGGTATGCGCGTATGTCGTCGTCGTCTGTTCCCTCCCAAACACAAAAAAGAGTCATTTCGGCCTTATTCCAACTCCTTGATCCACCTCATGTTTTTATAACTGTTTTGCATTAGCATTCTTATCAGGTAAGGTAGGGGTTGTAGAGTCCGTAGTATATAGTTAGGATAGGGAGGGCGGGTTGGTTAAGTAACCTGTGTTTTTTTATGACAGACAAGAGAGTAGAAGTACCCGAAGACGACAGTTTGACTTACAAGCAACGTCGTAAAGCGCAGATAAAAAAAGAAAAGAAGCGCACTAAACCCAGTAGACAAGCATTAGCCGCTAATTCTAAAGGTGGCAGGGTTAAAACAGGTCGCCCTAAAGGCGATGCGGCTATTATCAATGAGTACAAAGCACGGATGTTGTCGTCCCCTAAGAGTAAACACGTACTCAATACAATATTTGATGCCGCATTGGACAATGATCATAAGAATCAGGCCGCCGCATGGAAATTAGTCATGGATCGGATACTGCCTGTAGCCGCGTTTGAAAAAGATATCGTGCAAAATGGCGGCAAATCTGCTATTCAGATCAACATTACTGGGGTTGGCACGGCAGACGTTAAAGATGTTGGCTCTGCTATGGGTGACTTCGATCCTAACACTATCCAACCTAGCTCGAAGAGCGACGGTTTTGATCTAAAACCTACGGTTATTGATGGGGATAACGGTGAAATACTTTAAACGAGAAGAGTTCAACTGTACGCATACCAACAAAAACGAAATGGATGACGCATTTCTAGAGAAATTGGATCAGTTGCGTGAGCTATGTGGCTTCCCTTTTAAGATTACCTCGGGTTACAGGGATGAAACCCACCCCAACGAAGCCCGAAAGGAAGTTCCTGGCACGCATAACCAAGGTATCGCGGCTGATATTGCGGTATCTAACGGCACAGAACGCATGAAAATCGTAAAAATGGCAGTTGCCCTACGATTTAATGGCATAGGTGTTGCCAAAACATTCGTACACGTGGATACCCGTACAACAACCCCCGTTTTATGGACATACGCATAATGCTTACTACAGCGCACACAACCCTAACGTCTACCACTGAGACCACTCTATTTACTGTACCTGCTGGTTATACCGCTAATGTCTTCTATATCTTCATTGCTAATCACGGTGGCAGTACAAATACGGTCACATTGAAATGGGAAAACAGTGGAGGCGTAGATCAACTGTATTTTTTTGATGGCAATACAGTTAACGGCGGAAATAAAGAAACGTTAGGCGGTCAATCATCTGTTCCGCTCTTTGTTATTCAAGAAAACGAAGTTGTTAAGTGCCAAACAGGCAGTGCTGGGGATGTAGAGTTTGCAATGACGATCCAGTTAGTTACACGAACACCAGGGTTTAACAGCTTTGACTGATCTCAATATCGAACTACTGCCTTGGCAACAACAGGTCTGGGCAGACGATACACGCTTTAAAATCGTAGCCGCCGGTAGACGAACAGGCAAGTCACGTCTTGCGGCATGGATGTTAATCGTTAACGCGCTTCAAGCCGATAGAGGTCATGTATTTTATGTCGCACCAACCCAAGGACAGGCCAGAGACATCATGTGGCAGACCCTTCTTGAGCTTGGTCATCCTGTTATTGCTGGTAGTCACATCAATAATCTACAGATCAAACTGGTTAACGGAGCAACCATCAGTCTCAAAGGTGCCGACCGACCAGAAACCATGCGAGGTGTCTCGCTAAAGTTCCTTGTTTTAGATGAATACGCGGATATGAAACCCGAAGTATTCGAGCAAATTTTGAGACCCGCCCTTGCTGACCAAAAGGGCTGTGCCATGTTTATAGGCACACCTATGGGCAGGAACCATTTTTACGAATTGTACAAATACGCAGAGTTAGGGGATGATCCGACGTACTGTGCCTGGCACTTTACTTCTTATGACAATCCACTATTGGACAAAAATGAAATTGATATTGCTAAGAGGAGTATGTCTAGTTATGCGTTCCGTCAAGAATTTATGGCATCGTTTGAAGCTCGTGGGTCAGAAATGTTTAAGGA